AACGCTTTGGCCGGGCTTATTGAACGCTGCGGCAATCGGCTTGTTTGCACTCAGGAACGCGGCCACGGCTTCGGTAACGTCGATGTCTGGGCTTAGCGGGGCGAACGCATCCCATAGGCAGGCGGGGCGCTTAGGCGGACTTTGGCGGCGATCTAGTGGCAGTGTTTGCCACAGTTCCAACTTGTGCCGGTATTGGTGCCAGGCTTCCAGCAGGCGCGGATTCTGTCGGGATTGAAGGTGCTGAATTGTCTTTTAACGGGTTGTCGTCATACAGCAGTTAGTAAAAAACCAGCTTGGCCACCTCACGCGGCACGCCTGGCAGGGTGTACGGATCGGCGTTGAGCGGGTATTGCTGGCCAGCGTCGGCGTACATCATGCGGGCGTGCATGGCGGCGTAGTCCAGTTCAGCCACCGGCTCAAGATTGATAAACAAGCGGCTGCGCTCTGCTTTGCTCAAGTTCTGGGCTTGGTGATACCACCGGCCACCCTGGTTCCAGTCCTGATTAAATACCCGTTTAACTTGCGGGCTCGGCAGGTGTTGCCCGTCCAGGTGTACATCGGTATTCATCAGAAGGCGATTAAGGCGTTTAACGGGCGGCTCAAGTGATAACAGCGCCCTGGCTCCGGTTGTTTTCTGCGGCTGGCCTTTGCTGTCACGCAATTCGATAACGTGGCGCAGCTCGGGCGCGATGTCCGGCGCTTCTAGCGGGTCGAGTCGGTCAGCCAACGCGGGCAGCGGTCGCACTTCGGTACAATGGCCGCCGTTTGGCCGTTGGGGTGCGATTGCCTGGGTAATCAGGCCGGCAGCTTGCAGCGTGTCCAGAATGGCCGGTACAGGATTTTGATTTGACGTGCTGCGGGTTATCAGCAGGCACTCACCCCAGCGCATACAGTGCGCCAGGTTAACCAGCAGGGTCTCGGCGGTTTCGATAAAAAGCACACGGCGATGTAGCTTTTTGACGTGGCCGGTCTGCTTCATCAGCTCGGGAACTTGCAGCGCCAGCCTTCGGCAACGTGCGGTTTTGCTCTTATCGCGCCAGTGATTGGCGTAGTGGTGGCCGGTCTTAGTGCGTTGTAGTGCCTGCATTTTTTGCCCATTCATCTGGGCAGGCGCGGAATTTATTCAGCATCAGGGCTTGTTAAGCTGGCTAATTTTAGCCAGTATCGGCCAATAACGGTGTACCGATAGTACACGGAAAAAAGCGGTTATAGCCGCTACCGTGTTGCATATCAATTCACCGTTTGTGCTAAACTTATCCAAGTTTCGCGCCTGCTTACTAGTGAAGGTAATCGAATCCAGTTTGGTCGCCGGTCGATTACCGCGAATTCAAAGAGCCCCTTAATCGGGGCTTTTTTCGTTCTGCATTTCGATTCTACATCAGAATTAATACCGGATGCATTTCTACCCCGCTCCCTCAGTTCCAACTTCACCGAATGAACCGTGCTCGTGCTGCATCCTACGGTGGTGGCGATCTTGCGAATGCTCCACTTTGCATCAATCAGCAGGTCAGCAATTCTCTGTCGTTTCGCCGTTTGCTTTTGGCCTGCCTTTGTACAAACCCGCCGCCTGTGCCCTGTCGATCCCTTGCCGCTGTCGTTCGCGCTTGGTGTCGTAATCAGTGCGGGCCATGGCTGCGGCCATATCCAGCAACATCTCGTTGATAGAGCTCAGCATCCAGTCGTCAGCGCCGGTCATGGCTTGGTGGGTGGTCGGCAGGTCAGCGGCAACAATGCACACGCCACGGCTGCGGATTTCAGCGCGTAGCAGCTCCCACGCCGCACGCGGTAAGCGGGTGAGCCTGTCCACGGATTCAACCAGCAGAACATCGCCGGCTTGGCAGTCGTTCAGCAGACGACGCAACTCGGGCCGGTCTGCGGTGGCTCCGCTGGCGTTCTCTGTGTAGGTGGCGGCGATCTTGTGGCCATGGTCAGCGCAGAATGTTTTAAGCTGCTCAGCGGCGCGTGTGGCGTCTTGCTCGGTGGTGCTTGCTCGTAGGTAGGCGCGAATAAACATGGCGGCTCGCTTTAGGTGGTCAGCGGCTAAATCTATCGTTAAAGGTCGGCGGTAAGTAGGTATAGAGGGGGCGTGATTTTGTAGGTTTTGGCTATCGGCTGGGGCATGCCCAAACAAAAAAGCCCCGCACAGCATCACGCAGGCGGGGCCGGGTGCCCGTTCAGAATCGCTCTGTCGGGCTTACGTGTCGCCGGCCACAGGTATCCACTGAGGAGAAAGGCCGCACACGTTCACGGGGTTTTTGTGAGAAGGCACTCGCCGTGTAATCCTTCCCCTGAAACTTCCTTTCGGAACCGCTCAGGGCACGGAACATCAAAACACTTCGGCAGATCGGTACGGGTTGAGCAAAAGCTGATAGGTGTGGTTTTTGTAAAATACCTCGGCACCTTGCCGTTGCCTGTTTTCGTACAGGTCAGCGGTCAGCAGCAGTACAGCTGCCTCGATTGGTTTTGGCATCGGGTCGGGCAAATCGTCGCCTAGATACTTGGCAATGTGATCCTCTGCCGCGTCCCAGTAGGTTTGAATTAGGGCGTCTTCTATCGCTTCTTCAATGCGTAAATGCTGCTTGATGTGTGCCAGTGATAGGCTCATGCAAAAAATACCTCTGTGTTGATTTCTACCGGATCGGCTGCGGATTGGGCGGCACCCATGGCCATGGCAAGGGCTTGAATACCATCAATGCGGCCTGTTCGGCGCGACTTGTCCAGTTTGCGGCTACCGGCTGGGTCTTTGGTGGCCACGGCATTGGCTGCGCACATGGTCAGCACTGGGTTGTTGCCGTGAGCCATGCGGGCGTTCAGCAGCTCGGCCTCCAGGTGATCCAGTGCCGGGGCCATATCTTTAAAGCCCTGGCCATGTGGCACCAACGGCAAATCCAGCCCCAACCTTTCCAGCTCTTTGCTCAGAATATCCATGCGCCAGCGGTCAAACGCCACGGCTACCACGTCCAGATCGGCCAGAATTTCGGCCATATCCAGCGCCACCACTTCGTAATCCACGGTCGCGCCTGGGGTTGTCGTCAAATAACCTTGCGCTGCCCACACGTCATAGGGTGCGCGGTCGGTCTTTGCCCGATCGAATAGCCCTTGCTCGGGTGTCCAGAAGTGCGCTTGTACCTGCCACACGCCTTGCACTTTGCCCACGATAGCCAGGGCGGTCAGGTCAGTGCGGGCCGATAGGTCGAGGCCGGCATACACGGGCCCATCAAACGGCAGCGGCTCGGCGCTGCAACTCTCCCAAACGTCAGGGCTAATAAACGGGCTATCCAGGCTCACACGCTGATTGAGTAGCAAGTTTCGGGCGGTGTTGCTCATGCTGGGCATTCTTTCGGCGCGGGCCATTTGTTCGGTTAAGTCGTCCAGGCTGCGGAATATTCCCAGTGCAGGATTGGCCGCTTCCCACGCTTCCGTGTCCATCAGGTCGCAACCTTTCGGTGCGGCGTAAACATGGCAGACGGTGCGCGGATCTTTGGAGCGTTGAGCGTCGTCGATCCATTGGCTCAGTAAGTCGGCATCGTTCGCCGCCTGGGTGGATATGGTAATCAGCAGCGGGCTGTCGTGTGCGCCCTGGCTTGTGGTAATGGCGTCCACAAAATCCGATTGCGGGCCGCGTACCTGGCCAACTTCGTCCAGAATCGCCAGCACCGGGCTCAGGCCGTGGGCGGTTTTCCCATCAGCAGCCAGTGCTCGGAACTCGGTATTCAATGGCAAGCCCATCAGCCGTTTACCGCTGGGCATAATGCGCACCAGGCCGGAAAGCTCGGGGGATAGTCGAACCATCTTTGCCGCCAGGTTAAAAACGAGCGCGGCTTGGTCACGGCTCATGGCACCGGATACCAGTTGAGCGTTCTGTTTTGCTTCGGGGCCCACCAGGTGCACCAGCAGAATGGCGGCGATTAGCGCGGTTTTTCCGTTCTTCCTGGCCAGCGACAAAATGGCGCGGCGGGTGCCTTTGGGGTTGTCGTAAATGGCTTTGATGAAATCAACCTGAAACGGTGCCAACTCTAGCGGCCTGCCCACTCCGGCACCTTCCGGCGTCACGCAGTAGCGGGTTATAAACCGGCACGCCTTTTCGCCTCTGGTCACTGCATCGTTCTCGGAATCAGTTCGTCATCCTGCAAGGCATCACGGGCGCGGGTTTCCAGTTCGGAACCGTTGCGAATGTCGCGTGCTTTGCCGACGGTGCTGATTGCATCAACCTTGAGTTGTCGGGCCAATGACAGGCCGCGGCGGGTGGCCTTGTCCAGCATGGCGCAAGCCGGGTTGATCTTCTCGTCAACCACCATCCCGTTGCGGTCAATGTGCGCTTCCAGGTGCGCCATATCGCCGTAGGCTCTCGCCAGGTGGCCGGCTAGAATCAAGTCGGCATCGTTCCAGGTGTCACGCGGGCGGGCCATTACAATGGCATCCCATAGGGGCCGGTCTTGCTTGCGCACGGTGACGAACTTGGGCGGCGCAATCGGGCCAAGGGCTGCGGATTGAATCGCGGTTACGGCAGCTTTGGCGCTGTCGGCTCTGTCTCTTTTGGGTGTTGGTTTCATAGGTGTTACCAATAAAAAAGGACTGAATCAGCGGTTTGGGCCGTTTCAGTTCCTAGTGATTCCAATGGTGGTTTGCGTCCATAGGCACACCACGAACGTCACAGCCAGCACTTGATGCTTTGCCCATGCTAACGGCAGTCTTTCGACTGTGGCACGGCTTGCACTTCACAGACAGGTTCTCGCGGCTGTTGTCGTCAGAGTAATCGGCGCGGCTATCGACTAGGTGATCCACCTCTGTTGCGGGTGTCACATAGCCCATGGCTGCGCAGTCCTCACACAGCGGGCGCTCTGCCAGTACCTCAGCACGCAGACGCCGCCATGCCGCATTGGCAAGGGGCATCGTGCGGCGCTTGGGCTTATAGCTCACTTGGGTTTTGCCTAGGTGGTACATCGTCCACGCCCTTAATCGTTGGCAGATTTTCAAGGCGGCGGGCCTCGCTTCTCAGCATCCATCCGTCAGTAATGGCACGCTCATAGAACTGGGCGCGGGTCAGGCTATCGCCTCTTAGCAGCCCCTCCACGTTATGCTCTACAAAGAACCGGGCCGGGTCATTGATGAGCACACGATTAATGGCCTGTTCCCATGCGACCAGGTGCCGGCGCAGTGTGTTGGTGACAAAGAACCGGGCCAGCTCCACCACGTTGGAATAGTTGGCTGCTTCCATGTCACCAATCATCACAGGCGGCACGCGGAATAATCGGGCCGTTTCAACCACACTCATTCGACGGGCGGCGATCCAATCGGCATCTTCCAGGGTCATGCTCACGGTCTTAAACTGGCCACCTTGAGGCAGCACAGCCGTTTTGCCGTGGTTTCCGACACCGGCCTGCCCACTTGCCCACGAATCGCGGATTTGGGCGGCCTGCTCTTTGGTGGTGCCGGGTGGCATTTCGATCACGCCGGATAGCTTGGTACCCTGCTCGAACATTTTGGCACCATGGGTGCGCTCTGCCAGGGCTAATCCAATGGTGTCTCGGGCTACCTGAATCGGTGAACGTCCGATAATTCCATCATCAGAGTGGTATCGGATATGCAGCACTTCGTCGCCCAATAGGCGCTTGGTATTGCCTCCATCGTCTACCACGTCATAAAGCAACTTCCCTTTGGCCGTTTTCAGAATCGTTACGCGGTCAGGGTGCAGTGGAAGCAATGCTTCGGGTCTGCCAGCACCATCACGCACTATCTCGGCGTACCCGTTGCCACGCAGCAGCAAATGGCGTTGCAGTTGCTCCCGAAACTCTAGCGCAGTCTGGTAATCGTTGGGCGCGTCATGCAGCAGCCGGTACAGGGGTTCGCCGGTCGCCTTTTCGCGGCCTGTTTCGGTCTTCTCGTACAGGTTCAGCGGCAGACTGCCCACGGTTTCGCTGATAGCGGCCACACACGCATAAACGGCGCTGATTGATTCGGCGCTTTCAGTGGTGACCGATACGCCGGCAGACTCGGCAGCAGCAGCCAGTGAGCTGTAATAGGTATCGAACGCGGGCGTATTGTTGCGCTGTTCTCGCTTAAACGGCCATTTCATCGGCACGCCTCCAGGTACAGCCGGGCCAACGTCAGGCCAGGCGGTTGCTTGCCTCGCACTTGCACGGTGGTCGTGTCATAGGCCGGATCGGCGGTGATGGTGATCTCGAATAAGTCCACATCGGTTAAGTGGCGGGTTTCGCCTTCCCATTGTTCGCCCTGGGCAATGAAGCCAAACGAACAGCCGGCAACGTCACCACGGTCCACCAGAACGGGCAGATCACGGCCTAACTGCGTGTCAGGCAGGTCTATCTCGAAAGCCAGCCCCTGGGCATCCTCAGACAGCCGTAGGCTACCGGATCCCATTCTGCCCAATAGGCTGCGGCTGTCGTGTTCGTAAATGGCGCGAATTTTGGTTGCTGAATCACTGGCCAGCGTGCGCTTGAAAGCACCAGGCCGGATGATTTCGGAAAATCCGCCTAACTGTGTCGCCTCGCCAAAGCGGGCCGCGTACCCGTATAGGGTGCGGCCTTTGCTTGTGACGACGCTTTCAAGGGCTCGCCGCTCCATGATTACGCTCCGCTGGCTTTCACGAATGCTGCGGCATGGCGCAGTGCCACATCGCAGGTGGCCATGGCGCGAACTTGGATACCGCCGCGGCTGTAGGCGGGTTCGGCGTATGGGTTTACCAGAATGTCAATTTCGCTCCAGATGCCAAGCATTACCTGGCTGAAATCGCCGTACAGCAGCGTATCGGCTGGCATTTGGTTAGTAGATTCGTAGG